CACGCTGCGATCGCATGTCGGCTGGACTCACGGCCCAGCTGGCTGGCCGATCGTCCAGCAGCGGCCGAGTATTCGCGTTTGTCGTGATCTGGCTCGCGGCGGGCGGTGCGGTCGCGTCGCTGGTCGCCTCCTGCTCGCAGGTGCGCACGATCGAGCGGTTCAGCCAGCCGGTCGCCACGCAGCCGATCCGCGGGCCGGTGCGGCCGCTGGCCGTTCAGACGCCACGGCCTTGGGAGTCGGCGGCGATCGGACCAGGCTCGGCGCAACCGGCCACGCTCGCCGAGCGCGAAACGAGGCTGACGACCTTCTTCGACTGGACGGGGCCGACGGCGACGGAGGCGTACACGCGGAAGAAGCCGCAAACGCTTGGGCCACAAGGCGTTACCTCTGAAGGCGGGCGCTGGTCGTGGCTTGACTCGATGGGCTCATGGCTGACGAAGGGCACCGCGATCGGGCTCGGATTCGGTCTGCTCGGGCTGCTCGGGCTGCTGGCGATCCCGACGACTAGATCGGCGGGCGTCGGAATCCTGCGGTTCCTCGGCTGGCTGGTCCCGCTGGTCGGCGGGGCGCTCGAGTCGTTGCGGGGTCGCGGCCACGCTTCGCGCTTCCGGGAAGTGGTCGCCGGCGGGGAGGCTTTTCGGGCGAAGTTAGGGCAATTGGGGCTTCCGCCTAGCGATGTCGCGCGAATCTGGGGCGTGTTCACCGAGGCGCAGAAAAGCGCCCAAAGCGCCAAAACGAAGCGTGAGGTCGATAAGGTGACGAAGATGGGAGGTGGTGCGTGAAATCGGAACTGACCTGGGATGCGGCGTTTCGGCGGCTCGAATCCGACGCGCTCGATTGCGTGTCGAGCCCGGAGGCGCGTCGCGCGGCGCACGCGTGGATGCTGGAGATCAGGCATTCGTGCTGTGCCCGGCCGCCGAAGGCGGTCGAGGGGACGGACACGCACGGAGTAGTAGTCCGCTGGGAGCGCACGCGGATGCACTTCGACGCCGCAGGGCGGCATTGCTGGGAGATGTGATGCAAAGTTCACAAGAGAGAGTTACGGTTGTGGTCGCCGCGCGCAAGCAGCGCGGACAAATCGCGATTGAAATCGGATACTATCCAGATCGGATCGAGTTCCCAATGTCGCAAATCGCGGCGCTGCTATCTTCTTCACAGGCACGCGAATTCGCTGCTGAGTTGCAGGCACTCGCGTCGGAACTTGAGCGGGATGGATCCTAGTCATGGATTCGTGGGAAGATATTCTAGACGACCTACAGTCGCTATTATTCGCGTGTGATGCGCGCGGGCGGCGGCTCAGCCGCGACGATGTGGCCTTCCTGGACAGCCTGGAAGACTGGCGGGGGCGGGAGCTCGATGGCGACCTGTTCGCCAGGCTCGAACGCATTGCGAAGAAATGTGGGGTGCTGGCATGAGCACGGATCGTAACGCCCCGTCGATATTCGACGGCTTGCCATGCGAGGTCAGCGAAGGCGGGGTCGAGTTCTGGCCGGTCTACAAGGTGACGCACGATGTCAGCGAGGCCGTGGGCACGACCGAGCACGGCATCAGGATTGTCGGCGTGCGCAAGCCGGGAGAAGATGCGCGAATCCTCGTAGCTGATGGCGATGCGCCGATGGACGAGTTTCCGGCGACGCCGGACGGTCTGCAGCAAGCGAAGCTTCGGGCAATCGCTTATGCCAGCGCCAAGGCGTGGGGCGGGCCGCGGAAGAGCCGCGGTGTGGCTTCAGCTTGGCGCAGCGCGCACGCGAAGCTCGACGGCCTCCCGGTCACGAACGGCGCGCGTGTTGAATGTGTCGCCGCGGCGCGCCGGCTGCTTGGCGCGCTCCGGCGCGCCGGATTCAATCCGCCGGTCACAATCGGGTGGATGCGCGGCAGAGATGAACTGGCGATGTCGTGGGGGCGATCGGCGCTGTACGTCGGCGAGCCCCCGGATACACTCTCGTGATAGGAGATACAGACATGATGTGGATGTTCCTGCTGGACTTGTTGCAACGGCTCTTCGAGACGATGTACGACGTGGCACTAGGGGTGGAGTTATGACCAGGCGCACAGAGGAGCGTGCGGCGGCCTGCATTGCGGCTGCGCTGTGGGCGCTGTCGGCCGCCTCGCTCGCGTGGATGGCGCACTTCGCCCTCGGATCTTGACGGCGCCGCACCCAGCGCAGAGAATCTGCGCGCGAAAGGAGTGGAGCTATGGACATGCTCGTATTTCTGGTCGTCGCCTTGCTCACCGGCACGATCGGCAGTTTCGGCGAGTTCCTGACTGGCGTGCTGAACGCACTGATCTCCGGTATCCAGGGCTTCGTCACCTGATCGACTGGCACGGTGCGGTTTCTCGACGAGCTCCCACGAAGCACCTATCTGTGTCAGTGGCGCGGTCAGCCCAGCCGCGCAAGCCCCGTCCTCCGTGGCGGGGCGTTTTTTGTTGACGAGGCGCGTCAGCTGGGCGATACTCTCCGGCGTGCATCGGCAGTCCCTCTTGGCGGCCCCGGTGGCCGGCAACGGTCGCCGGGGTCTTTGCGCGCAAAGACCGGGCCCGCAGGCAAAGCCCACGAGCCCAGCGTTCCGAAAGAAGATGCCGTAAAGTATACAGCATCTTCAGAGCCCGATCAACTCCCGGACCTTATCCCACGCTTCGGGGTGCTTCTTGAGCCCGTCCACGAGATCGCTCGGCAGCAATCCAGCTGCGTGCACGAAGCGGTCCGGCGATTCGCCAAGCTCCTTCGCGACGAACTCGACGAACAGTGCGCGTCGTGGCACTATGATCTCGCGCTCGATCGCACTCAGGTACGACGGCGAGACACCGATCCACCGCGCAAGCTCGCGCATCGTGATCCCGGCGGCCTTTCTGCGCTCGCGTATCAGTTCACCTAGTTCCATTGGGGGTCTCCTTCTCTTCGTTGTCTGGCGGCGTTTCCGGGATCGGCGACACGCAACGGTAACGCAACAAATCAATCAGCCGCTGCCCATCGTCAGGGTGGACGACATATTCCCGGGAACCGCCTGCCGAGATATCCGACTCGGCGGCCACCACCGTGACACGCCGCTCGCCGCGTCTCTGGTCTACGTAGACCGCGATAATATGGTCGATCGACTGCAGTACTCGGCACTCAACATGCGCGAGCCGCAGTTCGACCCATTCGCCGATCGGCAGCCGCAGCGATCTCCATTCACCTGGCGCCATCATTCGCCTCCTTTCTGGCCGGCCACTGCTCATGCAGCACGCCATCGAGTTCGCGATCCCGCTTCGCGTTGACCTGCTTCAAAAAGAACGGTACGCCCGCCTCTGCGCACTGGTCGCGCAGTGACCGGAACCAATCGAGCTTCGCCGGCCGCGCGCCCGGGCCAGTCTCGGCGCCGGCGATCACCCATCTGATGCGCCGCATGTTTGCGCGCTCTTCATGGTTGCACGGACAAAAGAGGTGCCCCGGATCGGCACCAATGACATCGCAGCAATCGACCGGAGTAACCGCGCCGCACGAGCAATAGTGATGTTCGTCGGGCCAAAACGCGAAGTCGATTGCTTCTAGCAGCGGCTCGAACGACACGAAGTGCAATGCGGCCGGCGTAGTAAGCAGTTCCGGTATGCGCTCAGCTGCCTCTAGCGAGTTCTCGACACTAACGCCGAGCCAGACGTTATCGAGCGGGCTATCCGCAACCCACTTTGTCCTAAAAAACTCGCGTGCCCGTTCGGGGCGCTTCGTCAGCACGAGGAAAGTGTGCCGCGGATTCGCGAGCATCGTGAACCAGGCCGATTCAATGAACCCAAACGGTACGTCCTTGTGGAACAAGTCGCCCATCGAGCACACGAACACCAGTCGCGGCTTGCGCCAGCGAAACGGCGCGCTCAGACGATCGCGGTGCAGCATGACCGCGAACGGCGACTCGGCCGGATATCCGCAGCGGCCGCGCAACCGGCGCGCCATTCGCTCGGCGTAGCAGTTGGCGCAACCCGGACTGATCTTCGTGCAGCCCGTGACCGGGTTCCACGTTTCCTCGGCCCACTCAATCCGCGTTGGCATGACACGTCCCCTTTCTCGCAGCGCGCCGCCGGGCCTTGCGCTCCTCCGCGCGGCAGTGCTGCTCCCAGTGCTCCTGACACAGCAGCGTGCCGAGGTAGCGCAGGTACGCCGGCCGTCGGCACCCGGGCCGGTCGCATGTCTCGTCATCACGGTTTCTCACAGCCCACCTCCACGAACTTGCGGCGCGCGCTCTCCAGCACTTCCCGCGCCTCGTCCACCCGATCGACGATGTTTCGCTCCTGGTCGCCCAGGATCGCAAGGGCGGCGTTCACGCCGGCCGAGGCCGCCATCCCCATCTTCACCGCAGATTGCGCCAGCCGGCCGAGCTCGTCCGAGAGCTCCGACGCGCTCCGTGCCGCATCGCTGGCCGACCTTGCGGCCGGAGGCCAGTCGCGCACGTACCGCCCCTGGCCGATCCTCACCACAGTCACGTCTTCGACGTTAGCCATTGGCGTCATCCTTTCCCGGCCGCTCGCTGTAGCGCAGGCCGCATGCGTCGTACCACTCAAAGTCCCGGCTCGTCGGTTGCCACGTCGTAATCGAGTATGTTCCGTCGCGCCAGCAGATCACGTACCGCGGCACGCCGTCGCGGCGCTGGAGCTTCAGCGCCTTGCCGCACGCGGTCATGATCGCCGCGCTTCGCTCGATCGCGGGGATGCTCATGCTGGAATCACTCATGCCGCACCCCCATGGTCGATAACCGCCCCGCAGTTGGGGCAGATCACCACGCCGGCCGGCGGTGCCGGCGGCTCGTCTTCCGCGACCTGCTCGACCGCCGGCGGGGGCGCGGCCGTATCCCGCTTCTTCTCCGTGCGCGCCAGCCAGTAGTCTTCGGCCGTGTCGTGGTAGACCACCCGGACGATCCGGGCGTGCCAGCGCTTCCCGCCGCGCGTCTGCACGCGGACCTCGTCTCCGGGCCGTGGCGGCTCCCCAGTCCCCCGCACGCCCCACTCGCCCGTCTTCAGTTTTGCCGGTGTGCAATCACACACACACATCGGCGCGCCTCCTTTCAGATCAGCACCGCCAGCGCGATTATTGCTGCGATGGCAAGCCAAATCACGTTCTCGGGGTCGCGGTATCGACTCATGCGCGCCCTCCAGTGGCCTGGGCGCCAAGCCCCAGAGCCTCGGCCGCCTTGTCCCCGGTGACGATCTCGCCAGTCTTACGCCAATGGGCAATTGCGAGCTTGGCCAGCCTGGCGCATGGTGCTGCGGTGCGATACTTGTAGAGCTCGCCGACTGTTCTGACATCCCCCGAAGGCATCAGCACGCGAAGCGTGTACCTCCGGCCGTGGTCGTAAGGTTTGTGATCGAACCCCGTGCCACAATCCCTTTCACTGCTCGTGAACCAGATCGGATCTTTCGGCCTGTGGTCCGGGTTGTGGATCGCGCCAATACGGGAGTTGAAGAACCGCAGCGTATCGGCAGAGAACCAATGTGCGGCCAGCGGGTGCCGGCGCTCGACCTGGAGACGTTTGAGATAGCGGATGTTCATCGGTTTGCCTCCTGTCATGATGTGATGCGCTCCACGCGGAACCGCCACAGCCGCGCGCCGGCGGCCCGCATGTCGCGCTCGGTGTACTCCTCCCCGCGGGGCGGCTGCCCGCGGAACACGATCGCCCAGACCTCGCGCGCCTCGGCGGCCAGGTCCAGCGGGAGGTTGCCGACGACGATGCTATCACGCACCATCGCCGGCGTGACCTCGCGCATGACGGGCGCATACTCGCTCTCGATTGGCCCGTCGCCGGCGTCCGGCAGCGCCAGGCCGATCACCTGCCCGTCACGCATGACGGGCCACAGGCCGAGCTCGTCGGCCACCCAGCGCGCCGCCCCGGGGTGGCGGGTAACAACGATCATGTCCGACAGCGCCGAGCGAGCCACCTCGCGCAACGGGGTCATGGCGACACCTGCTCCCCCACGAGCTTTTGCAGCCGCGCGTACGCGCGAGCGGCAGCGCCGCCGGCTGGCGGGGCCAGGTCGCAGATGATCTCGTGTACCATCTCTGCGACGAGCGGCCACGCCGCCATGTCGGCGGCGTCGAACGCCGGCCAGAGCTGATCGGCGGCGCGCTCGATCAGCTCGTCAGGCTCGCCGCGCTCGAGCGCCAGCAGCCCGCCATAGGGCGTATCGTCAGGCTGAGGGAGCAGCAGCACGAGCGTAGGCGTGCCTGGGATTGGCGTCTCGTGCACGTCGTGCCCGTGCCCAGCCGCTGCCACGGCGTCGTGGATGTGGCGGAAGGCGTCCAGTAGTGCGGCTGGACGGGCGATGAGGATATCGCCGTCGAGCTCGGCACCCACATTCTGGGCGATCTCGGCGGCGCCAGCCTCAAGCAAGTAGTGCTCGGTGGCGTCGTATCCGAGGTCATCCGGTTGGTCCGCGACCCAGAGTTTCGCGCGCATGATGCATCCTCCTGGCAGCCGCCCCCGTGGCGGCCTCTCCGGGACTGGCCCGGGCGCTTGGGTCCGCCTCGCGGAAGGCCCTCGCGTGCGGGTCAGCCAACACCATGCAGTATACACTAGTTTTGCGGGCTGTCAAGCGAAAACTGCACACTTTTTATTGCGATCGGGCGGAAATTGCGCAAGTGCATTGCGCATCATGGATTACGGCTCGATCTGGCGCGGCTGCGTCGCGCGGGTGGCACGGGGCGTGATATGCATATGTATCTACGTATTACGTACGCTCACATAATACTCAGGCGTGTCAGGATATACGTAACCTATCTGGACTACGTAGTATAGGGTGTAACAGATAGTGAGAGAGCTAGCGCGTATAGGCTTATCGGACGGTCGGCGGTCTTCGGTGATCGGATGTGATGCTGCCCCAGCCGGCGGCGTGGCCGGTGCGTCGCGTGCGTCAGGCTGAGGTGCCGGCCAGGCGATCCGTGCCCCCTGGGTGGCGGCGTGCGTCGCGAGGCGAATGGCCGGCTGGGCTCTGGGCGGCGGTGTGACATCGAGCATGCTGCGGCGGCCGTGAGCGGATGGGGCAGGGCCTCGGCGATGCCATCGGGACAGCGGAGTGACGGGGAGGCGGGTGGGGCTCGAGGTGGCGGCCAGGTCGGCGCTTGGTGGGCCGGGTGGGTCGGGTGGCGGCGTCGCTGGCGGGCTGGCGGGCGATGGGGCCCCCCGGCGTCCGGCTCGTTTTGCCCGGCCCCCCCGCCCGCCGCTGTCGCTGGGGGGTGCATTAGCCCCTTCCCCGGTCATCCCATATTCGCATTTGGGAGCGGTTTCGGCGTTTTTTGCCTTGACGTGGCACTGTTAAGTGCTATTTAGGCCGGTATGGCGTCGCTTTCTGATGGCGAGTTTGAGCGGTTACGGAAGTTGGCGCGGAAGGTGCGTGGGCGATCGGCGACTGAGGTTGAGGAGATACGTTGGGCGAAGGATTCGGCGTTGATGCCGTTATCGGTCCTTGAGAAGAATGCTGGCGAGGTACCGAGTCCTGGCGCTTTGTTGTGGTGGCGGATGGCGGTTGAGTGTCCGGACGAGTTCATGAAGAAGGTTGCGACGAAGTTGTTGCCGAGTCGGGCGCAGTTGGATTCGATGCAGGGGTTTGGAGGTGGATCTGGCTTGGCGACAGCGGCGTTAGCGATAGCTCACTTGGAGCAGTTTCATCGTGAGTTGGAGTCCAGCGGAGAGCACGGCATCGTCGATCGAGGCGGTGGCAACGGCGACGGCATCGGGCGGATTGGATCCGATAACGTCTCCGGCTGAGTTGTCGCGGATGGGGCCGACCGAGGTTCTTGAGCGGCGTCTTGGTGTACGTTTGCCGTTTTGGGAGACACGTCCGCTTGAGATCATGCCTGAGGGGGTTTTCCCGCACTACACGAGTCTGGTTCCGAAAGCGTTTCGCGCGAATCTTGAGTTTCGGAAGCGGGTTTTGGAGTGGGGGAGCAAGTCTGAGTCTCACGCGATTTCGTTGTGGAAGATGTGCCAGGAGGATTTGCTCTTCTGGGTGAATACGTTTGTTTGGGTGTGTGATCCGCGGCTGGGCGATGAATCTGTTTCGCCGTGCATCACGTACCCGTTCCAGGATGGCCTGCTTTTGGAGTTGCACCGGGCGTTGGGGCGTTACGACCTGGTGATTGAGAAGTCTCGTGGGATGACGGCATCGTGGTCGATCCTGATTTTCATGCTGTGGCGCCACAGGTTTTACCCGCAGCAGAGTTTCCTGCTTCTGAGCAGGAAGGAGGACTACGTTGACAAGACGAACGACCTGCGGGCGTTGATGCCGCGGCTTGACTTCATCGACCGCTACATGCCGCGGTGGTTGTTGCCGAGCCACCGGGAGCTAGGTCTTGCGGACCCGAACCGGACGAAGTTGCAGTTCTACAACCCGGACAACGGATCGCTGATCTGCGGCGAGTCCACCACGAGCGACATGGGCCGTGGTGGCCGGTTCACGGCGATTCTTGGTGACGAGATGGCATCCTGGCCGGACGGGGCTAGCGCGGTTGCGGCGTTGGCAACGACCTCGAACACGCGGATTTACAATTCCACGCCGAAGGGGGCCGGCAACGCGTTCTATGAGCTTCGGACGGAGGCATACGAGCATCGGAACGACGAGGTTCCGCCGATTCGGCTTGTGAGTCTGCACTGGTCGCTTCATCCGGTGTACCGGCAGGGCTTGTACGTAGGGGGGGACGGCAAGATACGGAGCCCCTGGTACGACAAGCAAGCTGCGCAGATGGCGAGTACCCAGAAGGTCGCTCAGGAGTTGGACATCGACTACCTGGCGAGCGACTACTCGTTCTTCGGGGTTGATTCGGTCCAGAAGTGGATGGGTGAGATGGCGACCATCCCCGTCCATGTTGGGGAGCTTTTGTACAGCAAGGCGAATGCGACGCCGGTTGAGTTCTCGGAGCAGCCGGACGGTCCGCTACGGCTGTGGTGTGCGTTGGAAGAGTCCGGTCGGCCGCCAGCTGGCACGCAGTACGTCGTTGGGTGCGACATTGCGTTGGGCAGCCGGGACACGGAGGGGCGTGGCCATAGCTACAGTGCGGCGTCGGTATGGGACCGGCGCACCAAGCAGAAGGTTGCCGAGCTAACAGTTCACGGCTTGGCGCCACAGGCGTTCGCTGTGCTGTCGGTGTCATTGTGCCGGTGGTTCGCTGGCAAGGACGGCGACCGCGGAGCGCTGTTGATTTGGGACCGTACTGGCGGGCCCGGGAGCCTGTTCGGCGAGGAAGTAAGCCGCTTGGGGCACAAGAACATCTACCGGGACGGGAAAGCCAACAACCACGGTGGTTACTGGTTGAGCCGGGAAGCCAAGAAATCCCTGCTTGAACAGTACCGATACGCTCTTGCAAGCCGCACGGTCATAAACACGAGCCACGGCGCCCTGGCCGAGTGCATGCACTACATGATGGGCGCCAACGGCGACACGATCGAGCACAAGGATTCGCGGAGGAGTGATGATCCGAGCCAGGCACGTGCGAATCATGGCGACATAGTGATTGCGGACGCGCTGGCATCGTTCGCGCTTACGAACTCGAAGGTCTCACGTAGCGCGCTTCCTGATGAAATTCCGCCGGACTCGCTGGAGGCTCGCCGTCGCGCGCGGGCCTTGGCCGAGCGGAGGCACCAGTTGCGCGACAGGTGGTGTACTCACAGGTATGGCCGCATCTCGCTACATTGACAAGCTGATGAGTGCCCTGGACCGGTCGAACCGCGCCATGGCGGTTCATCGGAAGAACCGCTTGGAGGCGATCCGCGCGTACTCGGGCGCCCATTACGGCGACACGTCCGGCAAGGCTGAAACCCCGGTCAACTTCATGGAGCTTGAGGTTGGTATCTACACGCGGCTCCTGGCGGCGAACAATCCGGCCGTGACCGTTACCACGCGTTCTCAGCGCCTCAAGATGATCGCGCTTGCGTACGAGCTTGCGATGGACGACGCGCTGAAGGAGTTGCGGTTCGCGCAGCTCATGCAGTTGATCGTGCTGGACGCCTATTTCGGTGCCGGAATCGTCAAGTTCGGACTGGCTCCGAGCGGTCATCCGCTGGTTGGCACACAGGAGCTTGACCCGGGCGAGTTCGTGGTCGATCGCGTCGATCCAGACGACTTCGTGTTTGACGCGGAAGCAAAAGAGTTCCGCAGATGCCGGTTCCATGCCGACCGCACGCTGCTCGATTATGAGTGGGTCCGCGCACAGCGTGGCAAGTTGTTCAAGCACGTGGGCGAACTGGAGCCGGACGACAGCACGAAGGAGTGGGTGCCAGACCGTGTTGGCGCGAACGACCGGGTGGACGAGCTTGGAAAGAGCTTCGAGAGCGGCGGACCGATGTGGGATGGCGCGGACGACTACCGCCCACAGCTGGCAGTCTGGGACATCTACGTGCCGCACGAGCAGGTCATCCTGACGGTACCGCTCCAGAACAAGAGCCTGGTCATCCGCGAACGACCGTGGGACGGCCCCGCCGGCGGCCCGTATCGGATGCTCGGGTTCGGTAGCGTACCCGGGAACGTATGGCCGCTGTCTCCGGCAAGTCAGGGGCTTGACCTGCATGAGCTGGCGAACGCCCTGTTTGTGAAGATTGGCAACCAGGCGCTTCGGCAAAAGACGATCGGCGTGTTCGAGGCCGGCTCGGAACAGGACGCGCAACGGATACTCGACTCGCTCGATGGCGACGTGGTGCGCGTCGACGAGGGAAAAATCCAGGAACTGTCCGTAGGCGGCGCCGACCAGCGCAGCGTCGCGATGGTCCTCATGGTGCAGCGGTTGTTCAACTGGATCAGAGGCAACCTGAACGCCGTCGGCGGACTGGGGCCACAGAGCGAAACAGCCACGCAGGATCAGCTACTCGTGGCATCCGCGAGCAAGCGGGTGCAAGACATGCAGGCCCGCATGATCTCGTTCGTACAGGACATCGTAGAGGTCATCGCGTGGTTCGAGTGGACCGACCCGCTTCGAGAGCGGATTCTGTTGCACCTGGTCCCCGGTACGGAGGTCACGATCCCGCTCCAATGGACGCCGGAAACTCGCAAGGGCGAGTTCATCGACTTCAACTTCGAGATCAACCCGTACTCGATGCAGCCGAGAACTCCGCAGCAGCAGTTGCAGACACTGCTTGGACTGCTTCAGAACGTCGTGCTTCCGCTCATGCCGGCGATACAGCAGAGCGGCGGTTCGCTCGATATCCCGTCTCTACTCGACGTAATCGGCCGCTACGCACACCTTCCAGAGCTTTCTGAACTTGTGCAGTTTCAGGGGGCTACCAGGCCCGACGGGATGCGGGATGCCCCCCAACCAGCAGTCATGCCGGCTGGGCCCACTACCAGGCGCTACGAGCGGATCAGCAGAAGTGGAATGACGCAGGAAGGGAAAGACACTGCGATGATTGCGGAACTCCTGAACCTCGGAAACAACAAGGCCGAATCGGCCGCAGCACTCGGAGGGTAGCTCTTTGGCGACGCAGAACGGATCGACCGCGCCGGGCATCAGGGCCATCTGGTGGGTACTCGGAATAGCGCTGCCGCTCATGTTCGGCGCCGGGGGATGGACCGCCGGAAGAATCACGGACCTGGAAAGCCGGACCGCGGCATGCGAGACGATGATAAAAGCGCGCCCGAGCACAGCCGACCTGCAGCGCGTAATCGCTGACCTGAGGGTTACCGTCGCCCGGCTCAGCGAGCAGGTTGCCGGGCTGAACAGGCGGATGGACAAGGCGATGGCGAATCGGGAGTGACACGAATGCCGACGTACTGCTACAGAACCAGCGATGGCGAACTGGTCGAGCGCAGCTTCAGGATTGGCAAGGCGCCGAGATGCGTTCGGCTGGAAGACGGGCGGATCGCGGAGCGGTCATTCCGCGACGAACTGCCAACGCATGTCCGGGGCGATACATGGCCGCGGAAGTCTCAGGCGATGGGCGTACATCTGTCCCAAATCGACAGCGAGACGAAGCGGCTCGGCAGCATGGGGATTCCGACGCAGTTCGACGACAAGACCGGGGCCGCGATTCTGGAATCACCGCGACACGAGAAGAAGCTGCGCGAGGCATTGGGCCTCGTGCCGATCGAATAGTCGCATCAGGAGCAAGGCGGTATGTCTCTCAACGACGCAGACCAGGACCAGACACTCGACCAGCAGGCCGACGAGATTGAGCACGAAGGCGATAGCGAAATCGAGAATCAGCCCGACGTAAACGAAGACGAGGGCGAGTCCGAAGCCCCCGAAAGCGAATCGGCGATCGACGAAGTGCTCATCGCCGAAGCGATCGAACTTGGTGTGGCGCCGGAGAAGGTCCTCGACGCCGATCCCGAGCGGTTGCGCAAGCTGGTCGTTGCGCTACGGAACAAATCCCAGCAGTCGGCCGCGCAGCAGCAAGCCGATCCGTTGGACGAACTGGCCGCCTTGGCGGATGAGGAAATCTCTCTGCCGAGTGCGGACGATGTCCTGGAGGAGCCCGAGAAGCTGACCGAGTTCCTTGAGGCACAGAAGCAGGTGCTGACCAAGCAGGTACAGGGCGTCGCCAAGTTGGCGGAAGTCGCCAAGGCGCTGCGGCAGGCCGTGTCGGGCCTGGCGCAGGAGGTTGTCACGTCCCAGGTGGATAGCTGGGTCGCATCGGCGCCCGACGAGTTGAAGCAGATCATCGGCGACGCACCTTCCGCCGAGCTTGATCGCCGCTCGCCGGAGTGGCGCAAGCGGTCGAAGCTTCTCCAGCAAGCAGGCCACATGCAACAGGCCGCCGCGCGCGACGGGAAGCCGATCTCGACCATGAGCGCCCTGAACATGGCCGCGAAGGCGCTTTATGGCGACAAGATCGCCACCAACCGCCTCGCGCGGACTGTCAAGAAACGCAACCAGAGCATCGGTCATCGACCGGCTACCGCTACGGTGCAGGGAGACGACACGCCCAAGACGCCGGAAGAGCTTGTCGGTGAGGCGCTCGCAGAAATGGGACTTAAGTAATGGCTGTCACATTCACTCAGGAAAACCTGCGTGATTTCGTCATCACCACGCTCAAGAAGTTCGACAAGAGCGGGATTCTCGATATCTCGCAGGCGTACAATCAGTATTTCATGTTCGGCCGCGTCGCCCGGAAGGCCCTCAAGGTCATCACCGGCTCGCGCGGGCCGGCCCGGATCATCAACTTCTCCCCCTACACCGGGTACGCGACCGGCCCGTTCGCGACCCGGACGAGCCAGTTCACCAACACCCGCGCCGAAGCGTTCAAGTCGTGGGTCAGCAGCGGCTCGAACTATCCGATCAGCCGCATCGTCGCCAATATGAACAAGGGCGAGGCGGCCCTGGGCGACCTGATCCTCAGCGAGCGCAAGAAGGCCATCACCGGAATCGCCGACTACTTCGAGGCCATGATGTTGGGCGAGCCTGTCGACGACGCCGGCGTAGACCCGGGCTTGTGGTACGCGATCACGCCCTGGCCCGCCGGGACTACGACCCCGGGGTTCACGGGCCAGAACCCCGTGGACGCCGACGGCACGTCGTTCAACGACTGCTACGGCATCGACGCGAGCGCCAGCAAGTACGCCAAGTGGCGCAACTATGCCGGCAAGTTCACCAGTGTCTCCGCGAGCGATCTGCTCAAGAAAATGCTGGAGGCGACGCTCGCGACCAACTTCCTCAGCCCGATGCAGGCTCCGGAGAACGTGCTGGACGCCAAGCGCCAGGTCATCTGCGACAACACGACCTATGTCGAGATCCTGCAACTCCAGCAGGCTGCTTCCGACGCCTACCGACTTGGCATCGGCTTCGCCGGCAACATGCTCACGTTCAACCGCACCCCGGTCATTCCGCTGGGCATTTTGGACGACATCACCTACGGCCAGATTGTCGCCGGCATCGACTGGGACTCGATCCAACTCTACGGGCTGGCGGGCGAAGTCATGTACGAGCACGTCTCGGAAATGTCAACGCAGCCGGATACGCAGGTTGTCGATATCGCGCTGACGACCGCGCTCCTGGCCGAGAACCGCCGCAACAACTGGGTGCTGAGCACGCTGAGCAGCACCGGGACTAGCAGCTAACCAAGGCAGAAAGGAGGGCGCATCATGCCCCATACCGTTGTTACCGCACTCAACGAGCAGCTTCGGACGAAGCAGGTCAAGTACACCGGCTCGGATACGCTCAAGAAGGGCTACCTGGTGTGCTACGACCGAAACAACACGACCGCGCTCGACGAGAACGAAGGTGCGATCGGCGCCGACAGCGCGAGCTACGCCCGGCACGAGTACGTGGAGAAACCGGCAACCGGAAATCTCCAAGACTTCGCCGGCGTCGTTCTCGTACCGCCCGATGCTGATGGCTGGATGACCATCGTCGTGCCCGAAGCTGGCGGCACCGTCTGCGAGGTCTTCACGGACCAGGACTGCACGATCAACTCGACGACGTTGCACATCGACAACGCCAGCTACTACGCGACGAACGCCGCCACCGGCGTGTCGTACAAGATCGGCAAGGCGCTCCAGACTGTGGACCGCAGTTCGACCGCCGGACTTGTGCAGGCGCTCATCTTCCCGATCCACGTCACCGACGCGACCGACTAGGAGGTGGGCGCAAATGCCGCGGAAACGACGGGATGGCATCACGGAACAACTCATGTTCCTGAGCCGGGAAACCGGCATCAACTTCGCCCGGGCGATGGACTGGTTCAAGAAGTACGAGGAACTTCTGCCGATGTTTCGGGACCTGACCATGCCGGGCGGAATGTCGCCCGAGTTGTTCACCGCGGTCATCACACTGTTTGTCACTGGGGACGCTGGGCCGGCCCGGCTGGACTTCCGGCCCAGCAACCCCTTTGGCTACTGGGGAAACGTCAAGCACGGGGCGCCTGTTACCGTGTTCAAGGTCGCCGGCGGCAAGGCCTTCGACGGTTTTTATTACGGCATGATCCCTGACTTCACCAGGGCGGTCGTGAAGCGGATGGACAGCATTACGAACCAGGCGCGCGAGGAATACGTCCCGTTCAAGCGGCTCAGGCTAAAGCATCCGACACGCGACCTTCCACCCGACGCGCCGAAGTTTGTGAGGAAGTTCTATGGCATCTCGGCTTGACATGACCGTTCTGGACCTCAAGAACGAGGTCTGCCGCTTCCTTGGCTTTCCGAGCGACATCACGGACTGGTCGAGCGAGACACGGCTCCCGTCCGCGGAAAAGCAGTCCGTCGAGTCCATCATTGTAGCCGGGCTTCGGCAGTTCTATTACCCGCCCGGATACCGCTGGTCCTTCCTACGTCCAGTCCGCGAAATCGTCGTCTGGCCCACGACGACAAACAGGACGATCGCGGCGGTCGGCTCGGACGCGAGCGGATACTACATCACGCTCAATACTGACACGTTCTACGAGTCCATGATCGGTTGCGAGATCGAAGTGTCCGGCGGCGGGACGTATACCGTCACCGATACGGATACGTCCTGGGGCGGAAGCGCCACGAAGAAAGCCTGGGTGTCCACCGATCCCAGCGCCGAGTCCATCGGCGCGTCCGTTACGATCACGTCTCGCGGCTGGGCGACGTTGCCAATCGACTGCGCCGGAGTCCTGGGCGACATTTGGTACAACGAGGGAACTGGGCGGTACAAGCCGATCGAAATCGTGAGCCAGGGCAACATCCAGGAGATGTATCAGGTCAGCGTGCAAACAGGATGGCCGCGATACGCATCCATCACGAGAGAACCGACATACGACGGGAGCGTGGGGCAGCGAGATCGGCTCTACGTGTTCCCGATACCGGACAACTACTACCGGCTCGTATATCTGAGCGAGATTCGGCCTGAGATGCAGGACGATGACGCACGCATCGAAGGCGGACCCGAGAACCTGGAGGCCGTCACCGAGGCGTGCCTGTCAGTAGCCGAGCAGCGGGATAATGACGAGATCGGGATTCACACGGTCCAGTTCGAGAAGCTGCTGGCGGCAGCGATTGCGCGGGATAAGAGGATGCGAGCGCCGGAGCGGCTGACAAAGAGCGCGCTCAAGCCGGCCTACGATGGCTGGCGGCCGGTCTGGCCAGACACCGTTGTTACTGCGGAGACAAGCTGATATGGGAACGACACTTTCGTACACGAGCAGCAAGGCGGCGGAACAGGCCAGCGGCAGCAGCTTTACCGCGGCAGGCGCCAAGGCGTTCACGCCGCCGAGTTCGCACAAGTGGTTCAAGTGCGCCGTGTTCAACAAGGGCACGAGCGGCGCCAACCTGTACATCCTCTGGAACGACGACCCGGACAGTCCGGCTGTGGACCCGACCAATGGAAACTGGGACGTGGAACTCGCACCAGGCAAGATGGTTACGAGCCCGGACGGCATCCAGGTCACGAACGTCGGCATCTACGCCGATGCGGCCGCGACCTATGGCGATGATTTCGTAGTCCGTGGCTGGAGCGACGGCACCAACGAGTAACCGGAATGGCGAAGAAGCGGCGGAAGATTCTCGGCTTTCCGGTTGGCGGCGTTGACCAGGCCACGCCGGAATCGTATCAGCGCCAGAGCACGGTGCTCGACGCGTTCAACGTGCTTCCACGCGACCAGCTGGATCTGCGCGTCCGCGGCGGCAGCCGGCCCGGTGTCGTGCCGATGATCTGGGGCGGGCCCGCGAGCCGCTGCACACTTCTCAAGACGATCGAAGGCCGGCCGGACGAACGCGAAGCCGAATGGTACGAGGACTTCGACGGCGACCGCATGCGGCCCACCCTCGCGCTCGACGATATCGGCGGATGGTCCTCGATCGACTGGAGCACGAACACTACGCCAAACCTTCTCTCCGCGCCGCTGCTTGGCCCGGATTCATTCCTCGCGCTACCGAGCGGCGTGACAACCGCCGGCGCCACGCGAACGTGGCAGGACGAGGATGCGCGCGACACCACGAACAACTACGGCTACGAGATCGCGCTGATGCTGTCCCCGCCCTCCGGCGGCCAGTTCAACAGCACCGACAAGGTGTACATCGCCGCGATGCTGGACGACACGTCGCCCCAACCGTTCAAGGACAGCGCGCTGCTGCACTTCTACCACACCGGAAGCGACTGGCATCTCGTCTACCGGGACTACGAGAACTTCACCGGCGCCAACGGGGAAAGCGCAAGCCAGAGCGACAGCGACCATTCGCCCGGCTGGCTGATCTTCCGCTACTACTACCTGAGCGGCGGGGCCTACGGCTTCATCGCCTGGTGGAAGGGCAACGCGCTGGCAGGCGCGAGCCCACCGCTCGGCAACGGATCGCGCACGCCGAAGGGCCACGGCATCGGCATCATCATCGACGGTGCGAACGCGCCGCGGATCGACGCAATGCGCATCCGCTACTTCAAGAATATCGCGGTCGCGTCCCCACGGAAGCGGCTGGTCGCGGTCTTCGAGAACGGCTCGCTCTACCGTCAGGCGCGGCTGGAAGATGGCGAAGTAGCGTCTCCTACGTCAAGCACGCCGAACACGGATACGCTCGTACAGGTCGGGAGCACCGGCGATCTGGCCGCGAACGAACGGCACGAAGCGGCCGAGTTCCAGGGCTCGCTCTACATCACCGACGGGCTAGCACCGAAGTATTACGGCGATTGCTACGCAGATTCCGCCCTTGATGCAATCATACTCACCCGCGAGGACGTATCCGCATCCGTAGGCGATTACGTAGTCGTCCAATTCAGGAAACCAGCGACAAACAATGTCGAAGGTGTGTACGAAATCACCGGCGTCGTGTCTGGAAGCGGTAAGACCACGCTCCTCATCCAAGACCTGAACGGAGACGTTCCGGCATGGACAACTGACGATCAGTACGATTCGCTGGACGGCCAGGCGGTTGCAACTGTTGTGTCCGAGCGCGCAAAGGTCTACGTTCCAAAATATGTGCCGGACGCGAATAACGACTCGTACACGACCGATAAGATCATCGACTGGGACGAGGCAAAGGACCGCAACGGGAATTACGATCCCGCTGGATTCGTACCTGTCGGCTGCCCGCTCATCGCCACATTCCAAGATCGGCTCGTGCTCGCCGGTAATCCACAGAACGCCTGGTACATGAGCCGGCGGAATGTGCCAAATGACTTCAACTACTACGCCACCGACGACGGGCGCGCCGTTGCCGGAACGCTGTCAGACACCGGATCAACCGGAGAGCCGATGACGGCGCTTATCCCGTTCGGCGACGACTACCTCGTATTCGGTGGCCGGTCGAGCCTGTGGGTCATGCGCGGCGACCCCGTTCTTGGCGGTACGCTCAACAACATCAGCAGAAGCGTCGGCGTCGCCGGGCCGCGGGCATGGTGCCATACCCCGAACGGCGGGCTCGTGTTTCTCGCTCGTAGCGGCGGGCTGTACATGCTCGCCTACGAACTCAACCGCGGGTGGTTTCCGGTTCCGCTGTCAGGCGGGAAGATTCCCAAAGATCTCTCGACCGTCGATCTCGCGCGCGACCCGGTGCTCGCGTTCGACCGCCGCCTGGATGGCGTCTGGTTGTTCAACGGACGCGAGCCACGTGGAGCGGAACACTCGTGGTTCATCGACTGGCCGACGAAGAGCTTTTGGCGGCAGTACATCCGCCGTGGCCACTCGCCGGCTTCCATCGTTGAGCTTCTGGCGCCGGGCCGAAACGACTGCGGGATCGTGTACGGAACCGGATCTGGCAGAATCATGGGCCTGCGCATGGACTTCGCCGGCGACGCGCCAAAGACCAGCGGAGGCGTCACCGAAGTCTACGCGAACTCGGCGTGGATCATCTTTGGGCCGCTCAGTAACGGCATGCTCAAGGCGAATCTTACCCTGATTCGTGCCACGCTTGATCCCGATTCCGCGCCGGTCGCATGGAGCGTACATCGGGGCGACACCGCGGACGATATTCTCGACAGCGACAACAACCTCGCCAGCGGAACATGGAACGGCGGACGCAACTACGCCAATCGGCCACGGATCGGCGGCCAGCGGCTCGCGCTTCGACTCGACGGCGATGGGTCCAGCCTCTACCCGTGGGCACTGGATGAGATCGAGATCGACCTGCGGCACGCAGGCGAACCGAGGAAGCTGTAGGATGACACCGCACAGCGACAACCTGCTTCTGCGAAAGCTGCGGACGCTGACCGATACGGTCACGACGATGAGCAATACGATTACCGCCGCAATCGCGGACCTGACACGCGAAGTCCAGTCGCTGTCGTGGGCGATCCCGGCGGGTACACTGTTGCAGGAGAATGGCGACGCACTGCTCACGGAAGACAATGACAGGATTCTGCTGGAGGGTATGAACGCCGCCGCAGTAGCGGAATCGCACCGCAGCGCGCTGACCACGGAAGATGGTCGCGTACTTGTTACCCAATCTGGCGAACCGATCCTGCGTCAAATGACGGAGGGCGGCTATACCGTCGAAGCCACTGAACCGGAGCCACTGTAATGGCAGATTCGGCAATAGGAAGTCTACCGAGCATCGGAACGGTCGCCGACGATGACGTGCTCGCCATCGTGGATACATCGGCCAACTTGACGAAGAAGGTATCCGCTTCTGCTATGCGCGCCGCGCTCGGCGTGGACGGGTGGCGCGAGATCGCGTCCAGCAAGTACACCGCGCTTCCGACCTCAAGCTCCACTATCGCCATGACCGATACGAGCGACTTCGCGGTGGGGATGGCTGTGCGCTGGACACAATCCGGGACAGACTACTACGGCATCGTGTCCGCTGTATCCGCGAGCACGTCCATCACCGTCCACGGGCCGGCGCTCAGTACCAGCGTCAACATTACCGCCCTGTACGCCGGCGACGATAGCAGGATCGTGCAGCGGGACGTGCTCATCTCCGGCAACTACGGGGACGGCGCTGCCGATCTCATCGCTTCCGACAACAAGAGCGCGTGGCGATGGAACGGGCCAGCGGCGCACCTGGTGCATTTCGCCGCGATTCACAACTCGGACGATACTGGCGCAAACCAGCCGAAGGTGAACGTGAAGGTCGGCGGCAACGCCGTGAGCACGAACGACAGCAACAACGGCGTGCAAGTTGGTACGACATGGCAGGATAACCCGGCCGCCGAAGTAAACGCGTCCAACTACGCCGTTAGCAACGGCGATGCGATCGAGATCGCATGTACGGTCGCAGGATCAAACGGAGACGCATCCGACCTGACGGTCGGAATCGTATTCGTTCTGGATTGAGTGCCATGCCAATCATGGACAGGAGATACGAGGTGAGCTATCCATTCGACTCATCGGCGGTGCATACCTGCGAGCTCGGGATCAAGACCAGCGCGACCGGTCGGGCGCGCTTCACGTCGGTCGGATACTATTTCGCCGTCCTCAACAAGTTCCGCGTGAGAGGAACAAGCACGTTCACCCAGATCGGCTTCTTTGCCCGCACGCAAACGCCAGGGACGCATTCTCAGATCCGCCTCGTCGCGTACACCAAGTCAGGCACCACCTTCACGAATGTGCTCGACACCGATATCACGTCGCTTGTGGCAACCACTACAAGCGATGCGTGGCAGGACGTTGATCTCACCAGCCTCCCCGCCAGTTCGCGCCGCATCACTGTGACCGAATCGGACGACTACTACGTTGGCGTTGTGGTCAAATACGAATCGGAAATCGCCTCACCCCCGCGATGGCACAGTATCTACCCGAACACCGGCTACGACCTCGGATTCGTAACCACGGGGCTCAGCTCGTACTCGACATTCACGGAATCTGACGGGGCGAGCTCAGCCACCGAGCCGGTCGCCATCGTACTCACATTCACGACCGCAGAGGACAAGATTCACGTCAATACAAGCGGGATCACTGGCGCTGTTGGCCAAGAAACCGCGTTCCTGCTTCCGCGGCCCACGTCCGGGACATACTCGATCATCATGCACGATGTGGACGTGGCTACCGGGCAAGCGATTACCGCGTACTACTACAGCGGAAGCGGAGGCGCGATCGCAACGCGCAACACGCACACGCACGATTCCTCAACGAACCAGATAGCGTTTGCGGGCTCCAACGCGGCCCTCAACGCGGCAGAGGCCGGAAACAAGTTCACCCATGTCGTGAACGTGGACCTCGACAACAATGAGATCAATCTGTTCTACTGCGACCGCGGCGTGGGCCAGGGCGTGGGCGTCTATGACATCATCTGGTCGTCACACAACTGCAAGGCGGCCGGCGGGGCACGCGGTGACTTCTACTCGTACTCGTATCCGAACGAAGTGCTGGCCTTCTCCGGCGGGGCGGCCGATGCGGCGATCGACAGCATCACCGTGTCGATTGAACCAGTGCTGTACTTCGGCGACAGTCAGAGTTCAGCCGGAACAAGCGGTGTCGGCGATATTCGCCCCTATCGCCTCTCACTCTACGTCCACGACGCGTTCACGATCGACCGGGAGTACATCCATGCCAGCATCCCCGGCAACCGCTTCCTTTCCACAAACAGCGCATCCACCGCCGGATATCTGCGATGGAAGCACACAACACCTGGCAGCGGCGATCTCGTAGACATGCGCGGCGTGCTCGTGTGCTGGCCGAGCTATGGCATCAACGACATCACCGCCGTCGTGACGAGCACCGACCCGGACACCGCAGCGCAGCAGATCGAGACGATGATGGCGGATTACGTTACGCGAATGTCGGACCTCATCAGCGATATTCGTGCAACCGGTAATCGCCTGCTGATTATCGGACTGCCGGTGTACACGAGCCCGGGCACCGATCAGCATGACGCCGCCATAAAGCGGCTCAACGAGTTCCTGGAGGGCATGGCCTCGGGAGGCACTGGGGCCTGGTACAACCCGTACCCGCTCGGACCTGGTGTAACGGACGCCAGCAACGCGCCGCATTACACGGATTCGGGCGCCCAGCGCGTCGCCGAGTTCGCGGTGGAAGCGTACGAGTCCAACACGATCTATCACCCGGATGAATCCGGCAGCGAGTTCTACTACAGCTACGAGGTGCCCTAATGGCTGCATTCGATATGCTACTCAGCCCGGTCGGGAGCCTGTTGTTTAACGTCGGGCTCGACTTCCTCGGAGAGCGCAACCGGCAAGCGACAACCGCGCTCAACATTGCCAACCAACAGGCCGGACTGTCGATGCTTGAGGGTACCGGGGCGCTCGCGCACGACCTGTACAGTGGCGTCGGCGCCAACCTGTACGTACCCTACTCGTCCGCGCTCGGCTCCGACTGGAATCTCGCGCCGGCCCAGCCTGGATATGTGGCGACAACCGGGGCGCCGCCGACCGTGGGCGGATACAGCGCGCCGCCAGCCACCGTGAACATCATGGACGTGTGGGACAAGATCGGACGCGCCGGGCCGCTCCAATCGCTCAAGTGGATTCTCAATCCCATGTCGTTCTACCGCGACACCGGCTTGCTCAGCGCAATGGCACCGCAATCCGCCCAGCAGCGGTCGGGAGTTCCGCAGGCCCGGCAGGGACAGGGCGCCCAGCAGCAGGCTGGCCCCAAGAGCGACAAGAACCGGGCAAACCCGAAGCGTGGCATCCTCGCGCCGAACCCGAAAGGCGGATACGTCGTCAAGGCCGACGACGACGATGGCGCTATCGCCAAGAAGTGGTCGAGGCTGGCGAAGGACTTGCTCGCGGAAACTGAGCACTTCGGGGAGGCGGCCAGGCAGAACATCAAGGAGGCGTTCGATAACGCCTATCAGCGCGGCTACGAGAGCCTGAAACGGCGCGGACTCACCAGCAGCACGATCACCCAGTCGCTCAGGCTCGCAACCGAACGAGAGCGGGAGAGGGCGAACCGCCAGATCGACGAAGCGCTCGAGTCCATCCGTCGCGGGATCAAGCAGAGCACTGGAACGTCCTCGATCAATCAGCAGTTCGCAACATTCATGGACTTCGCCAACAAGCTCTACAACCTGGGGATGACAGATGCGGCCCAGCAGGTCCAAGCGAATGTGCAGAACGCAGCGGCCCGGATGGGGTTGCAGTTCAACTACGACCCGACCTTCCTGAACACAATCGGCCAGGGCGTGAGCGAAGTGGCCCGCACGAAGGCAATCGAGGAAGCGGTCAAATCGAGCCAGCCCAATGCGTTCGAGAGCATGATCCCTGGGCTTGGCAGCGCGGCCGGGATGGGCGTCGGCGCGCTTGTCGGCGGGCCCACCGGCGCATTGGTCGGCGCCGGACTCGGAGGAACGTTTGGCAGTGCCGGAGCGGCCGCGGTGGGCGTACCCGGAGCCGGCGACGCGATGAGCAATTACCTCGCCCTCTCAATGTATCCCTACATGATGGGACTGACGCCAGCGGGCGCTTCCGGCGCCGGCTACATGGCTCCGCCTCCTGGAATGGCAGGCGATATCTGGTCCGGACGATATCTCAGCATGTTGCCGTTCGGCTAAAAGGGGTCGCACATGGTTATCGAGCTTGGATCACCGTATCCGTCTGCGACCGGACAGGCCCTCGCCGCCATTGCGCAGGGCCGGCTCGCGGCGGCGCAGATTCAGAACCAGGCCGCACAGCGGGTCGGTGGCGATCCCGCCGCGCTGGCGAACGCGCTCCTCGGCATGGCACAGCAGCGCACCAGCTATGATTACGCGCTTAAGTCCGCCCAAGCGAAGCAGGCGTTCGACCTCTACAAGCTCGGCCGCAAGGAGCAATTCGACCTGTTCAAGCAGCAGCGAGGCGCCGAACTTGACCTTCAGCGCCAGCAGGCCAACCTCGACGCCCAACGCCGCATGCAGCTTGAGACTCAGCAGGCCATCCAACAGAGGCAACTCGCACGCGAAGCGATGAAGCTTCAGCAGAAGCGACTGGAAAGCGTCCTCCCACAACTGGGGATGACATTCGACCAGTATGTGCGATACTCTAGGCTCGCCGGCATCGACCCGAGCGATGTGGATGCAGGGATTCAGTTCTTCTCCGAGAACGAGCCATACCAGCCGCCAAAGATTCAACAGGAGATTCAGAAGCTCAACAACGAAATCGCCGCGCTGCGAGAGGAAGCGCCACGGTATGCCGCGGTCGGCCTGGCTGATGCCCAGGGGCTCAGCGAGCAGCTTGACGCACTCACGCAGAAGCGCAATCGGCTCATGGCGAGCGGCTGGGCCTTCCGCCCGCGACAGGAGAAGCCGTTTGCGCAGCGCGTCGCAGAGCGGATTACCCCGCTCGATGCGATGGGCCTGCCCGGCGCAATCGCGTATGACGACGGAAGCGGAACAATCAAGATCGTGCAGCAACGCAATGTCGGCAAGGGCTCGGCGGACGAGAAGATCGCAGAAGCGCTTGATCGCGTTGCGAACATCCCTGACCCCGCGGCGCGGCTCCAAGCCGCGCGCGACGAGATTCGCCGATCGCTGCCGTACACGTCAATCCTGTCCATCGCCAAGGCGTCCCAGTTGAGCCTCCAAGACGCGGCCCTGCTCGGAAGCGACCCGGCCAAGGAGAAGGCCATCGAACAGCAGCGGATGCAGCAGCTTCTCGACAGCCTCATCAGGGCACGGCGGCCGGAATGGTTCCAGGAACAAGGCGGAGGCACGGTCGGGCGGGAGGCCCAACCGGCAGCAGCGGAGCCCAGCGCGCCGCCAGAGCCGCCGCCACTTCCGTGGCCATCTGACGGGCAATTCGAGCCGAACAAGGTCTACGAGCGGTTCGGGCACAAGTTCAAGGCCGTCGAAAAGGACGGCAAGATCGTCCTCATCAGGGTTGATTGACCATGGCGCAGATTCCGAGCAATTCGCCGGCGGTGCTCGACGCTATTCCAGATCAGCCGGAGCCGCTGAAAGACCCCGACAAGATTCTGCGCCAGGCGGGCGAGCCACTTCCGTATCCACGCAAGGGCTTCTACAAGCCAGACAGATCGGCTCTGCCCGAGTTGAAGCCTGGCGAGTTTCTGCCGGACGAGTTCCCGGCCGGTACGCCGTGGGATGAGTTCACGCCGGACGAGCTGTCGAACCCGGAAATCATCCGGCGACGGGATGTATACAAGTCGCTGTTGAGCGCGCAGGCAGCCGTCCTGAGCGAGAAAGACCCCAGGTGGGGCAAGGCCACGCCATCCCAGCGGCGGTACATGGTCAACGTGCGCAGGGCACGATGGGGTCTCCCGCCGGTCACAGATGACGAAGCGTTCGCCAGGGTCGGTGCCGGTGAGGAGATCGCTAAACAGATCGAAGCGCCCCAGGAATTCGTCCCGATCGTTGGAAGCGGGATCGAGGCGGCGCAACTCTATTCGACGATCCGGGCCGCCCACCGCATCGAAAAGGGGCAGGCCGACCTCGATGACTACGAGACGATCGCCAAATATCTCGAAGAGCAGGCCTACTACGGTCGCGGCACAACCGTTGGCGGGGCTGCCGTGCGAATCGGTGCCGAAAGCACCAAGTTCGTAGAGGACCTGGCCGTCGCCGGATTCGGCGCACGGGCCGCCGTTCGCGCGATCGAAAAGGGACTAACGAAGGTCGGTGCCGGCCGGCTTCTTGAGAAGTCGGCTGCCCGGCTCGTCAAGGATGCCGTCAAGCGCAAGCTCGTAGAAAAGACGCTCCAGAAGGCGGTCGGCGAGAGCGCTACGAGGGCCGCACTTAAGAAGATGGGTTTCATCGCCGGGAAGGCCGCGCTGAAGGGGATCGGCTATACCCCGTTCATGGCGCAGCGAGTCGCGGTGAACACGCTTCAGCGGCGAGTTCCCGGATTCGCGCTCACCCCGGAAGCGGACAAGACGCTCCGATACATCAGCACAGCGCCAGTGAGAGAGCCCTGGCTCAAGAGCCTCATGCTCGGGGCGGCGCAAACGTCAATCGCCACGGGCACAGAGTTCGCCGGCGGCGCTATCGAGGAAGGGCTCAAGATCGGCGGACGCGCGCTCGGCAGATTCGTGAAGGCCGTCACCAGCCCCGAGATCGGCGCCGCCCCGGAGGCCATCGCCGCGCTGCGGGCGCGCATGGTCGCCGCGCTGGCGAACAAGTACGGCTGGGGCCTGGATGCCGCGGCAGTTCACCTTCAGAACGTCGGAATCGACGGGCTGCTTGGAGAGATCGGCGAAGAACGACTTGAGGAAATTCTGGATTACGCCGCTGGCGTGACGCAGAACTACGATCCGCCGACTCCAGAGGAGTTCGTGAAGGAGCTTGCCGGATTCGCTGGGCTCATCGGCATGGGCCATGTCGGCGCGGAAGCCAAAATGCGGACGCGCAAGTACAAGCCGGCGGACATGCTCCACATGGCGCGGTACGCCGTCGCTACGGATATCGACCAAGCCAGAGAGCTGGCCGGCAAAGAGCCGACACGCGCCAATGTGCCGTGGCTGGCTCGAAAGGAACAGCGCGACCAGTTCATGGAGGTTCTACGTGAGGTCGTCGCGCAAGCCGATCGGGAGATCGAGAATGCCAAGCAAGACGCCGAAGCAAGCCAAGTTGATGAGAACGTGCGCGAGCACCAAGGGCCGCCGCCGGGCGAGGAGCAAGTGCCCGCCGAAGAAGGTGGCGCAGGAGTTCGTGAAGGCGGACAGCAGCAGGAGCAAGCGCAGCCGGCGGAAACGGAAGTAATCGACTTGTCGGGAACGACGAATGTCGCCAAGGGCCAGCGTGTTACATGGGAGAACGACCAGGGCGACCAGTTCACCGGTACGGTGCTGACCAACCCGGACGCGTCCGCACACGTAATGATTCACGTGGACCCGCCATACGACACCGAAGCGAGCGTGCCGTCGGAACTGCTGACGGTTGTCACAGCGGAGGAATCAGTCAAGGAGGCGGCGCCGGCCAAAGAAACAACTCCGCCAGTGGAAGAGCCAGCCCCAGACGAGGCCGCGGCACCGGCGGACCGGAGCAAGCCCACGCCAGCCGAAGGTGCTGTGCAGGATCGCGATTACCCGAACCCGACACCGATTCGGGAGAAGGGCCCGCCGAACGCACGCGAATGGGTCGGTCGGCCGACGCCGCTGTACGACGACAACATGCACAGGCACGAGGCCGTGCTTGATGTAGTACCGCTTGAAAGCGTGGTGCCATCGCACGTGGCTGTGACTAGCAAATCCGGCGAAGTTCAATCGGTCGCCAAGAATCCAGAGTACGAGAAGAAATCTGGCTATCAGGCCCGTGAGCGGTCTGCGATTCCGGCGGTCGCACAGGTCAACGACATCGCCACCAACCCGCAACTCGATGTGTTCACCCGCTCCGGCTCAAGCCCGGTTGACGGGCCGCCAGTAACGGAGCACGACGAAGCGACCGGCAAGGAGTACGTTGTTCAGGGCAACGGCCGCGTTATCGGAATGTCGGCCTGGACTCCACAGCAGTGGGAAGAGTACAAGAAGGCGCTCAAAGCCGAAGGTGTTGAGATTCCCGAAGGCGTTGACCGTCCGGTTCTCATCCGCCGGCTGACGCGTGGAAACGCTGCCCATGTGGCGGCCTTTGGGCAAGGCGGCGGCGGGCTTCAGCAGACTCGTCTCGAACGCGCGGCCGCGCTCGCTGCCGGGCTCGACCTGGACACGATGCCGGATATCACGCATGTCCCGACACGGATGGACGAGGACAGCGTGGAGCAATTCCTGGCTGACAATCCGGCATTCAAGAAATGGCTCGTAGGAGAACACAAGACGCTCGCCGCCGACAAGGAAGCACTGGCCGATCGCGCCAGGGCAGCGTTCCTCGCCATGTTGCCCAAGCCGATCGTGGACGCTGCGAGAGCGATGGGCGAGGACTTCGAGCGTGCGCTGTTGGTAATGGCTCCATTCGCTGCCAAGATCAAGAGCGATATCGCCGCAGGAAAGATCAGGCCCCAGTACGACCTCTATCCGGTGATGAACGCCGCCGGCTACCTGTTCCAGTCGCTTGCTGAATCCGGGAAGTCGCCGGCCAAGTTCCTCGATGACCTCGTAAAAGTGTCTGAGACGGCAACGCTGCCGGGCATGGAAGGCGTGGACATCCTGAGCGAAGAAGGCGCCATCCCGTCTGTGGCGCTCGCCGTCGGCATGAATCGCGCGTCCAGTCTTCGGTCGCCGGAAGCAAGCATGTCCGAATGGATGCACGACCTGTACCAGCGCATGCGCGCCGACTCGCCAGAGCAGGCCAAGTTGTTCGCCGGCGCCGAAACCGAAGCAACGGATGTGTCCGGCGCATACCTAGGTGCATTCGTGCCAGTTCGAACAGCCCGGGCGATTCGGAACCGCGTCGAGAAACACCAGGCCAGAACGAGCCCGGCCGCGACCATGGGATTCCCCGGGGAACGGGCCGGCCCGGTACCGAAGGGACAAAAGGCACGCAAGGCCGCCGAGCAACACGGCCAGTACCCGCCCAATGTACAGCAGCCGCCTGACCTCAAGCCGTTTTCCGCGGCACGCAAGCAGATAGGTGATACACGAAGGCACGTCCGCAAGATGACCGCCGAAGTGATCCGGGCCATGCGAACCGGGAAGGATGCCGGCCCGGCTGCGGACGTGTTCAAGATCGTTGAAGACCTAACCCGCTGGCTCGGCATCGGTCCAGTTCGCGCGGACGACAAACGGCGCATTCGCAAATCGCTGGGCTACTACGTGCCGATCGTGCGGAGAATCAGGCTCAAGTACGGGCACGATTTGCAGACCTTCTTCCACGAGATCGGGCACGCCATAGACGAGATGCTGTTCAAAGCGACGGGCAAGAAGGGCCGCGCCGATACTCGTTTCCCGAAGCACTGGCGGAAAGAGCTCGTAGCACTCGGCAAGGCCCTGTACGGAAGCACAAAGCCGGCTGCGGGGTATACGCGCGAAGGGTTCGCCGAGTTCCTGCGGTTGTGGGTTACCGATCCGGCATCGGCTGCCGATGCGGCGCCGACAGTGTTTGCGGAATTTGGGGACCTGCTCCAGTCGGTGAGCCCGGAAACATATGACATTCTCCAAAATGCGCGCGTTCGGTTCGAGGCAGCTAAAACGCTCGGTGAACGTCCGCTGATGACGCTAATCGGCTACCAGCGCAATAAATCGTGGCGAGAGGTGGCTCTCCGCAATGTCGCTGACCGAATCATCATCGACTGGTTCAACTACGCCAAACGCGCGGCGACAGTTGACAAGGACCTCGGGCGCGACCCGGCGAATCCCGTCACGGGACTCATGCCAAGGGCTCAGCACGTTCGAAACTTCGCGTCCGGCGCATTCGCACACATGATTCGTTTCGGCACGTTTGATCCGGCAGATCCGGCCAATCCAGCGACACAGCGTCCCGACCTCGCGCTGGGCGAGATATGGGACGGCACAATCCCCTCAGAACTCATGGCCGAGGCTATCGCCGCCCTGCACGCGATCGACAAGCGCCGCCAGGGGTTCAACGTCTTCGACGACGTGAAGAATCCCGTCAGCACGAGCGATGCGGCGCTCAAGGCGTTCGTCGAACGCGTGCGGAAAGAATACCCCGGGTTCGACGAAAAGCTCGCCAAGCATCAGGAGTTCAATCGCTGGTTCATCGGAACATACCTGCCGTACTTCGGGCTCATCGACAAGAAGGCGGCCGAGACGATCCTGAAACTCAACCCGTACTACATGCCGCTCTGGAGCGAGCCGTTCGCGGAACCGACCGAACGCATGGCTGGCGGAGGCGCGGCCGGGCTGCGAAAGGGTCTCAAGCGGTTCATCAAGGGGCGCATCCTGGGACGGTATCACCCCCCGCTGGATTCGTACCTCAGGAGCATCCAGCAACTCACGATGAACGCGCACCTGAACCAAGTGAAGGCGCTGTTCTTCAACGCGATCAGTCCGCTTCCAGGCTCCGGAAACTGGCTCTCGAAGGTTCCGCGACCGATGCAGCATTTCAAGGTGCCGGGCGATGACCTCGCCAAGCGAGTGCTCCGCGAAATGGGCGTGCGCGTCACCGACGAGGGCATCTTCATCGAGGATTCGCAGAGCGAACTGAACGCCCTGAACGAAGATGACCTCTATGCGGTCGTCAACGCTGTGCAGGCGATGAGCGACAGCGACTTCTTCTCGCCATCCAGCAAGATCGACCGGAAGGCGATGACCTACGGGTTCTACCGGGACGGACAGCCGGTGTTCGTGCAGGTCCACGACAAGATGCTGTACGAACTCATCGACTCGCTCACGAGTCCAGCTGGCGTGTTCCACTTCTCGAATACGCTCGCCGAATCCATGCGGAGGGTTGCCACGGTTCCGGCTCAGGTGCTACGCGCCGGGGCGACCACGTACAACCCGACATGGATTCTCAGCAACTTCACACGCGACTCGGTTACTGCGCTCATGATTACCGAAGCCGATCTGCGCAGGATGCCGAAACGTGCGGCCGCGTACTATCGTGCTTTGCGGGACGCCTGGACTGAAGGGGACATCTACAAGCTCTTCCTTCACTCAGGCGGTTACATGAGCGGAATCTTTGACGAACTCAAGTCGATGGATGACCTGCGCAGCTACCTCAAAAAGCAGCGACAAGGCGTCCGACTCAAACGGGGCAACGTCCGGCAGCAGCTCGTGGATGTTCTCACCGCTCAGCCGATCGCGAGGATCAATGAGGTATTCGAGCTTGCGAACCGCCTGGTCGAGTTCGAGCTCGTGCGCGACGGCAAGACTGATCGCGCGAGCCTTATCAAGGCCGGGTATGCCGCATCCCAGGTGACGTTGGATTTCTCCGGTGGTGGACGCCTGAGCAAAGCAATCAACGAGTACGTGCCGTTCTTCAACGCCGGGATGCTGTCCGTGGCCCAGGCCAGCCGGATCATGAAGGACAATCCGGCCCGCACGCTCGGGCGCCTCTTCTCCGTCGTGGTGGCCCCGACGGTTGCCGAGCTTGGGCTTATCGCTGCCGTTGGCGACCCGGACGACTACTTCAGGATCCCGGTGGAGGAACGAGACCGGTACTGGCACTTCCCGCTGTTTCGGGCCGACGACGGCCACACAGTCTATGTCCGGCTTCGCAAGCCCTACATCTTCGGAATCGTTGGATCGGCAATCGAGCGGACCGTGGCCAAAAATGCCGGGATCGACCCTGCGACTGGCCAGGGCGGCGGCGATCCGCAAGCGTTTCGCAAGTTCTCAACCATGGTGTTGGATGACCTGCGCCCCAGCTTTTCGCCGATGGGGATTCAACCGATCCTTGAAGTTCTTGCCGGCACGCGCGGATGGAGCTACTACTGGAAACGTCCAATCGTCGCCGCTGCTGACGAAGGGCTCCCCGTAGAATTGCAAGGCCGGCTCCACAGCAGCAGGACAGCTCGCTGGCTCACGAGCTTGTTCAAAGAATATCTCGGCGTCGAAATCGCGCCGGCAAAGATCGACCACCTGATCCGCGGGCTCACTGGCGGCGCAGGACGTGATGCGACCCGGTTTATCTTCGACCCGCTGCTCGGTATCGGAAAGAGCAAGGCCGAGGCGCCCGGGCCTCCGCCAGAAGCGTTGCCGATCGTCCGTGCGATCATCTTCAAGCCGTCCTGGCGAAATGCCGAGTCGATCAATCAGTTCTTCGACTCCTGGGAGCACGCCCGTAGCGTCTATCGCGGGGCGCGTGCGCTGTCCGGGCCGGAAGCGAACGACTACCGCAGGCGAAACAAGGATGTGCTTCGAGTATACCCGGTCCTGAAACGCGCGCATCGACTCATGGGCAAGCAGTTCAAGGCCGCACGAGCGATCCTGCTGGACCCGCATGTACCAGATGCACAGAAGCGCAGGGCGGCAGACGAGTTCTACAAATCAGCCGCAGAAATCGCAGAGCGTGCAATGCGGTTTATGCGCAATATTCGCGAAACTTCGCCCAATTAGCTTGACTTTTCCGCAAAATTCGCTCATACTTCATACGAGCACCGCCGGGACCGGGGCCGCACTGTACTCCGTTCCCCAACAACCCCCTGAGCTGCGGCCGGGCGCCGCTGTACCTCAACACGGCGCTCCCCGGCGTGCTCGTTTCTGAAGGAGGCTACGATGCCGATGCCATTGACGATCTACAAGCGCCACCATGACGAGTCCACACAAGAGCCGGCGGCATACGTCCGATGCGACGGCGAGACCGTGGCGCTAGACGAAGTGCTATCACAGCCTGGGACGACCTTCAACCTGGCCAACCTGGTTGCCCATGAGACGCCGGCCATATCTGGTGCTGTGCGAGAGTTCTTCGTTACGTTCGATGATGTCGCTTTTTTTCTGCTATGGATCGAACCGATCGGCGAGGTCGATATCGGCAGCAGATAGGGGCTGCAAGCACCCCACACGTGCACCGGTGTCCGAGCGCGTTGCCACGTGGCTCAAGGTGCTGACGCCACGGGCGCCGGTATCTGCTGCCGCAATTCCCGTAATCTCGCCGGGTGCGTATCAGGCGAGGCGTATACACGGCCCGCCCGGGCGTCGTGACCTGGGCGGCGCTGCGGGAGCAAGGCCACGGTGGCCCGCGCGCTTGCGGATTTCCCCCCGGTCCCACGGCGCGTGGCGTTTTTTCCTCCGCTCGGGTTCGACTCCCGGCTCCCGCGTTGGTTGACCAAAAATGAAAGGAGACAGCATGCCTGAAGTGCCACCCCGACTACCGCTTACGCTCGGGAACCTGCGACATCTCGATCTTGGAAGGGTTGACTCCGCCCTGTCACAGGAGATCGAGCGCGCCGTCGAAGACCTGAAAGACAGGCCGGCGGTTGACGGCGCGCGAAAGGTCGTCCTCACGATCGAGATGAAGCCGATCAGCGAGGACGGCGGCTCGCTCGATCGCGTGTCCGTCAGAATGCACGTCGCGCTCAAGTGCCCGAAGCGGTCCACGATCGAATACTCGATGCGACCGCAGGGCAAGGCACTCGTTTTCTCGACCGACAGCCCGGACAACGTGGAGCAACTCTCGCTCCGCGAAGCGCAGAAAGGTGGTGAGTGATGTTCGATGTTGATGCGTTTGCCCAGCTCGTCAGAGACGCCGCGGCCAACAAGACGCTGGCCGGCATCGGCACGTGCCGAAGACAACTCGTCCAGAACAACGGTGGAGTCACATGGGTGGACGCGGCGCATCCGACGCTGCAAGTCTACGTGGCTACGCTGGATGCGTTCTGCGATGCGCTGACCGCACTCCGCGACAGCGTGCTGATCGACGAGAAACACCGGCTTCCGGAAGGCCATGACGTGCCCGTATTTTTGAGCGACCGCGAGATCGTCGCCGCGCTGTCAGCCGACCGCCGCGATTTCGTCACGCTCGTGCTCAACTCGTCGGAGCAATGGGAGTGTCTGCGAGAACTGCGTGATTGGCAGAGCCATCGCGAGTTCGTTCGCAAGCTCCGTGTTGATCTGAGGGGTTGCGTGCAGGACAGCTTCGTTGATGCCATTGCTGCCCTGAAGCTCGAAAAGAAAGAGACCAGCGAATCGGCGACGGCCCACGGCTCTGACACACTCGGGAAAAGCGTGCATCAGAAGGTCACATCGGCAGCCGGCGACGCGATTCCGAGCGAGACCGTGATCAAGCTTCACAGGTACGGTGCGATCGAATTCGTGTGCCAGTTGCGCGTCTCGCTGGATATCGATATCAGCGAGGGGCAACTTCGGCTCAGCCCGTTCTGTGGCGAGGAATCGCGCGCGACCCAGGAGGTGCTTGAGTTAGCTGCGCAGGTGATCATGGAGACCTGCGCATCCGTCACGGTGCTTCCTGGCGCGCTGCTGCTGCGCTAGCGGTGCGTCGGCGCGGGAGATGGACCGCGGCTTTTGTGAGCTTTTCGCCGCGGTGGCCTGTACGGGTTCAATCCCCGGCTCCCGCATGAAAGGAGGAAACATGCAGGCCGTTCAGAAATCACACGATTGGCTCGTCGAGCACTACCGCACGATCGGCGGCTCGAACGCCGCGGCCGCGATCGGCAAGAGTCCCTACCTGAGCCGGCGGAAGCTGTGGGCGCGGATGGTCGCGGCATATCACGATGGCATGCCGACGATCACGGAACCGACGCCGGCCATGCGCGCCGGAGTCGTCTACGAGCCGATCGCGCGGGAACTGCTGGCGGAGCGGGTTGGGGCCGAAGTCTGTCCGCCGGATGACGCGGCGATCTACAACGATGCGTGCCCGCACGCGCATACACGGCCCGACGGGTGGTTGAGATGCGCTGACGGGCGCATCCCCGTCGAAATCAAGTGCGTCCACCCAGCGACGATGGCCAGGCTGCGCAGGTCGGGCGTTCCAGAGCACTGGACGATTCAGTGCTGGCACCACTGCCCAATCGTTGTTGCAGACTGCTGCGTGTTCTGTGCGATGGACGTTTTGGACCCCGCGCCGGAATCGCTCCTCGTGCAGTTCGTTCGGCCGACAGCTTCGCAGATGGATGGGCTGATGACCGCCGAGGCCGAGTTCTACGGCTACGTGCTGCGCAAGGAGCCCCCGCCTGACGACGAGCCGCAGGAGGAATTGCCGCCGGCCGACGGCTCCGAAATCGCGGTGCTGGAGGACGACGCGGCGGCGACCGCGGCGCGTCGAATCGTCGAGTTCGCCGAGCTCAAGTCTGAGGTGGACGAGGCGCTGTCGATGGCGAAGGATGACCTCGTCCGCCTGGCCGGAGACGAGGCGGAGGTCATCGAAGTGCCTGGCCGCATTCGCGTATACCGTCGGCAGCAGGCGGGCCGGAGAACGCTGGACAAGGAAGCCGTCTTGCGCGACTTCCCGCAGATCGCCGACGATCCGAAATTCTGGAAGACCGGGCGGCCGTTCCGGCCGTTCCGCTGGTACAAGGTCGAGAAGGAGTAGCAGCCGATGCCGAACTACGAAATGCAGCACGTCGAGCCCGCGCAGGAACCGCAAGGCGCGGGCGCGCCAATCGAAGTTGCATCTGCCCGGGCGATTCAGCAGGTCCAGGGCGCGATCATCATGGCTCGCAGATTCCCGCGTGACGAAGCGGCCGCAATCGCGGGAATCCGCAACGCCTGTCGGCGCAGGTCGCTCGCCGAGAACTCGCACTACGAGTACGTGCGCGGCGGGCAACTGATTCGCGGCGCCAACATCAATCTGATGGAAGAGATCGCCCGCCACTGGGGACACTTGGATTACGGCGTCAACGAGCTCGACCGAGACGATGATGGCGTGACAATGGAAGCCTTCGCGTGGGATTGTCAAAGCAACGTGCGTCGCTCCATCACCTTTCGCGTTCCAAACGTGCGCGTCACCAAGAAGGGCCGTTACGAACTGACGGACCCGCGCGACATCTACGAAAACGCGATGAACGCCGGATCACGCCGGCTGCGCAAATGCCTGGAGTCGGTAATCCCGGATGACATCGTGGAGATGGCGAAGAACGAGTGTGACAAGACTCTTGCGAGCGGTCACGAGAAGCCGCGCGCTGATCGTATACGCGACATGCTCGTGGCCTTCCGCAGCGACTTCGGCGTGACGCAAAACGACATCGAGCGGTTCCTGGGGCACAAGGCGGAGTCCGCGAGCGAAACCGAACTCGTGCGACTTCGCCGCATGTACGCCTCACTGAAAGACGGCGTGGCGCAGCCGCACGAGTTGTTCCCGCCGGACATTGAGCCTGAGGAGGCCCGCGAACGTCTCGAAGCGCTGAAGGCCGAGCACGCCAAGGCGGCGAAGGCGAACGAGGCCGACACGCCGCAGCAGGGCGAATTGCTGGGCGGAGATAAAGGCAAGAAATCAGAAGGAGGAAACCGTGGATAGCAGACAGCAGCAGGTAAGCGCCGGGCGAATCGTGCGACTCACCGCGGAGAACTTCAAGCGTCTCGTGGCGGTCGAAATCGTTCCGGAAGGTGACGTGGTGAAGATCGTCGGGCGCAACGCGCAGGGCAAATCCAGCGTGCTCGACGCGATCGAGGCCGCGATCGGCGGAGGAAAGGCGCAGCCGGTTGATCCAATCCGCCACGGCGCCGCCAAGGCGCGCGTGGTCCTGGAGTGCGAAGACCTCGTGGTAGAACGCAAGTGGGATTCCAGGGGCTCGCGCCTGGAAGTGCGCGCCAAGAACGGTGGCAAGCTGTCGTCGCCGCAGACCGTGCTCGACAGCCTCTACGATCGGATCGCGCTCGATCCGCTGGCATTCATGCGCCTGGGACCCAAGGGGCAGCGCGACGCGCTCGCGGCGATTGCCGGGATTTCCGACGACCTCGCGCGGTTGGAATCGCAGCGACAGAGCGCGTACGAGAAGCGGCGCGACATCGGCCGCGACATCAAGAGGATCGAAGGCGCGTTGGCGCAGGTCGGAGCGGTGGATGCGGATGATTGCGAGCCGGTCGATATCGCGGCGGCGACCGAAGAATACCAGGCCGCCATTGACGCACTCGCGTCTGCGCGCAGACAGCGCGCCAAGATCGAGTCGCTGGAAGAAACCTGCTCAGACCTGCGCGCGCAGCTTGCGCGCGCGGAGAAGGACCTTGCCGATGCCAAGGCGGCTTATGGCGATATCGACGAGGCCGACCTTGAAAACCGTCTCTGTTCGCTCAAGCAGCGGCTCGACTCGGCGGCCGAAGCCAACGAGCGCGCGGCGGCGGCACGCGAATGCATGCGGTTGGAGGCAGAGCTGAACACGCTCCGCGAAGAGCGCGATCGCTGCAGTTCTGAAATCGACACGATCGAGCGGCAAAAGGCCGATCTTGTCGCCAACGCGCACCTGCCGGTCGAGGGGCTGTCGTTCGACGACGAGCGCGTGCTCTACAACGGCGTGCCGCTTGAGCAAGCGTCGGCGGCCGAGCAGGCGATCGTATCAACCTCGATTGCGATGGCGCGTGACCTCGGCTTCAAGGCTGTGCTGCTCCGCGACGCCAGCGTGCTCGATTCGCAATCGCTCAAGGCTGTCTGCGAGCTGGCCGTCAAGAATGGCCGGCAGGTGATAATCGAGCAGGTCTCCGAAGGGCAGTGTACCGGTATCGTCATCGAGGACGGTCGCGTTGTGCAGCCCACAACAGAGGACGGCAAGTGTGCGCTTTCCTGAGCGGAGTGGTAACGCGGGATGGTCGGGTACTTGTCCGCGACACGATATGCCACCGCTGCACTATCGCAGAACTCGGCCTCGCGCCAGACGAGGTCAGTACATGGACATGGACTGGCGAACGACCTGACTCATTGGTCGCATGGACAACTTCTGACCGCGACAGCGTTCTGTCCTACGGGAACACGCGGACCGCGATGATCTCAGGGCTGTTGCGAAAAGACCGAGAATGGCAACAGTGGTTGGCCGTAGACGGCACGTTGAATCTTCCAAAAATCAAAAGCGCCAATGAGCTCTGGTTGCCGGAGCGCGTTCACGCACTGTTACTTGGCGGTCTCGAAAACGCAGAAGGATTGCGTTTACCCAAGCAGGTTTGCACGCTGAGCCTTCGCGGCCTGCCAAGCGCGAAAGGATTGGTGCTACCAGATAGCGTTTGTTACTTAGACCTCCGTGGCCTCAAAAGCGTGAAATGGCTCACTTTGCCGACGCAGGTTCACACACTGAATCTCGCTAGCATCGACATCGCGGAAGGGCTGCGGCTACCGGATACGGTCCGCGTGCTGTATCTCGGCAACATCGTAAGTGCCGAAGGCTTGGAATTGCCACAGACCGTAGAGTTCCTGGACCTCAGCCGCCTAACGATAATAGATTGTCTATCGCTACCAGAACAACTACAGGTGCTATATCTCAGCAGCATCCCGAGCGAGCAGGCGCGTCGCTTGCGAATACCGCGTGGTACACATGTGGTCACGAGAGACTGCGAGTTTATTGCTGCATGACATTGGTGTGCTGGAGAACGAGGACGATACATATGCGTGAGTACGACTATGCCGTTACGCTCGAAGGCACCGATTTCAAGGTGACGTCAACGAGCGGGCCCGAGGACACGTTCGCGGATGCGCTGTGCTGCGCTATGCGGATGGCCGCCTGGTGCATTCCGCAAGGCCACATCGCAGTGGCGAAGCTCGTTGAACAGTACCTCCAAAGTGAGTTCGAGGACGCGTTTTCGGACAAGGAGATGAACCGCGCCGTGGACCGATTCATCAGCGCCGCGATCGAGTTTCGCGAGGCGTACAATGCTTACGCCGAGCGCATGCGGAGCCAGGCGATATGACGCCGCAGCAGCGATCACGCAACTGGCTCAAGAAGGCAGGCTATCGCGTCGCCACGGTCGAGCAGGACGTGCGGATTCCGGCGCGCAATGGAAAGCCGGCGAGCATGTTCAAGCGCGACCTGTTCGGCCTCGGCGATCTGCTGGCGATCTGCTTCGGTGGCATCGCCATGATCCAGGTCACGAGCGGGAGCAACCACGCGACGCGGCGCGAGAAGGCCTTGGCCAACGATAACCTGGAGGCTTGGCTGCGCGCTGGCGGCGAGTTCTACATCCACTCGTGGCGCAAAGACGCGAAGGGCAAGTGGAGGCTGCGCGTGGAGTGCGCCGACATCGACGGCAACAACCAGGTGTACTTCAGCGCGTGTGAGGCCACGCAATGATCGAAGACACTGTATTTCTGCACTGGCGGATGGCGGCGGCGCGGCTCGGGCTGCCGGCGTCTGTCGTCTGGCGCGCGATCGAAGGCGGGCGATTGCCGCACATCAAGTCGGGTCGCAGCGTCTTCGTGAATGTCGAGTCCGCGGCCCGTGCGCTGATCGCCGAGTCTGAAGCCAGGATAGCGCGGCGCAAGAAAGGGGGCTGACATGGCGCGTGTCACCATCCGGCGGTACTGTGCCGACTGCGGGCAGATGCGCCCGTTCGCAAAGGACGGCCCGGCGCACGGCCTGCATCTGGTGCTCACGATCCTCACCGCCGGCCTGTGGCTGCCGATCTGGCTGCTGGCCGGCCTCGCGTCAGCGCTCACACCATATCGCTGCACGTTTTGCGGCAAAGGGAGGCATTGATGACCGGCACCGCAATTTCACTCAACTCGTCGAGCACGTGGGTCAAGCCGCAGGCTGATGGTCTGGCCCGCCTCGCCGCCCGTGGCACGAAGCTCGGGCCGTGCGGAATCTGGGCGCCGCGCTACTTGAATCTCGGCATGACCGCTGATTTGCTCATGCTGACGAACGAGCTATACGTCGCCTTCTCGCACGATCCCGGATTCTGGGGCGGCGCCACGATCGAACACGTACTTGATGATATCGCCGAAGGTGCGAAGGAATCCGTTTCGTTCCAGAACGCGTGTGCGTCGTGGCTGAGCGAGTCGCGCGCGGCATTCCTCGTGAACCCGGTCGAGACGTCGCTGCTCCGGAGTAACCGTGGTCTCGACAGGTTCGAGCGGATGATGCGCGCGGCCTACCCGGTCCTACGTTACGATACCAAGCTGGGCACCGAAGGTTGCGGCCTGGCGTTCTCGGTCTTCTCTCAGGACTCGCGCAAGTCCGGCGGCCTGTGCGCGCGCCAGCGGTGGCGGCGCATGTTCCGCATCGCATCGCGCGCTGGTTACGGGACCGTGCTTATCCAGGACTCGGCAGCCGCCTACGGCGTGCGCTCCGACCGATCGCACCGGGCGTGGCTGCTGGCGTGCGCATCGTCCGCGGTGGCCGAAACGGTGCGGCCGGTGTTCATCTTGGAGGCGTTTTCGACGGTCGCCGGCGAGCCGCGCGCGTACGAGCACGGATTCTCTGACGGCCTGGCCGGCCGGATGCTTCGGCAGCGCGACGCGATCTGCGCGACGTACCAGCACCTCGCGTTCCCGCCTTCTGATTGGGCGATCATCACCTGGGACATGGCGAGCCACCTGCGCAGCGAGCGCGACGGCGATGCCGCCGCTGGGCTACAGTTTCTCGCCTGACTTGTGGGAAGCTGGGCAAGTCGCTAACATGCTGGCGCGTGGTGGCCGAGTGCGACGGCGGCCGCGCACACGCACACGATCCGGGGCGCCGCCGGCCAGCGGCTAATGGCTCGGCAGCGCCGGGGCACTCCTGACCTCACCCCGGCGCGCCGATCCACCCCACAAATGTGAGGTCAGATAGTGCCACCGCCCAGCCCTGCATCAGCGCAATTCGGCCGGATCCCCACCGATGCGGTCACAAGCGGCGCGTTGTCCCAACTGCCGAGAGTGGCCGTCCTGACGTACATCGCCCTTTGTGTTCATGTCGATCCCGACTGGACGGCGCGGCCGTCAATCCGCCGCCTCGCCAGGATCGTCGGGGCCTCCGATCGCCACGTCCGCCGCTCGCTACGCGCGCTCGTTGACGCCGGCCTGGTCGCCGTCGATCGCCGCAAGGGCCGACCCAGCATGTACACGATCCTACCATCCGGCCCCTCGCGAACCCCGGACATCCAGATGTCCGGACTTTCGGCGCCACCGGTGGCGAACCCCGGACATCCAGATGTCCGGACATCTGGTGTCACCCCGGACATTTTGGAGCGCAACCCCGGACATCCAGATGTCCGCCGAACAGAAGAACAGAAAGAGACCAACCAGCAATCGAGCGCAAGCGCAATTCGTAGGAGTGCTGCTGGTGGCGTTGCGAAAGAAAAAGACACGCACGCGGAATCCGTCCGGCTGCTCGTCGAGGCCGGGGTAGGCGACCGGGCCGCGAAGCGGCTCGCGGCGGCGACCGAGCCGGACGTGATTGCGGCGGCCGTGGAGGTCGCCGGCCGGCGGCGCAACGTGGTCAATCGGCCCGGCCTGATCGTGTCGCTGGCGACCGATCCACCGGGTGACGTGCTCGACCTGGCCCAGGAGCTGGCGCAGGAGCGGAAGCGGCGACGCCGGCGCAGACGCGACGCCAAGCGGCTCGCTGACGCGCGGCGAGTGGTCGCCTCGATCCCGCCGGCGGAATGGCCGCAGGTCGTCGAGCGCGCCTGCTCGCTGATCCGCGGGCGCTGGCCGACCGCGCGCCCCGGGCCGGAGTTTGACAAGATCGGGCAAGACGCGCAACGTCTTCCACCGTCGTTACTTACAGCGGCGAGGGAAGCGTGGGAACGAAACGGCTTCGAGAAGAAGGAGGTGTGCAGTGGCCGCTAAACTCAAGCCCGGAAAGGACTTCCGCGTAGCTCGCGGTCAGCGGGGCGACTTCGCCGTGATGGGGCCGGGCGGCGCCGGTGGCGTCTGGTGCGTGTGCTTCCCACTTGACGGCGACGATCGCGGGTTCGATGCAAAGGTCCGGGCGGAAACGATTTGCGCGCTGCTGAACGATCGCGACGCTCCGCGCGAGCCGAAGCAGGAAACGCTCGGGATCGAGCAGCACGCGACCGGGGCGGCACCGATGGCTGACGTGGAGCGCATGCCGTGGGCGTGATCGACATGTTCGTAATGGTAGTGCTGTGCATGATTTACGCCGCCGGTCTGCTCTCGCCGATGGCCGGACTGATCTATGGCTGGCACTTGGCCGATGTGCAGGCCCGGGCTAGCCGCGTGGCACTCTGCGGCCTGTGCGGCCTGGTCGCGTCCATCGGCTTTCTCTCCGCCGGCGCGGCGCTGGCGGCCTTCTGGTTTCGCGCGTAAAGGGGCAGATATGGGCATCGACATGGACCAAACTTGCACGAGACGCCGGATTCCGGCGGCGCCACGCTGCGATCGCATGTCGGCTGGACTCACGGCCCAGCTGGCTGGCCGATCGTCCAGCAGCGGCCGAGTATTCGCGTTTGTCGTGATCTGGCTCGCGGCGGGCGGTGCGGTCGCGTCGCTGGTCGC